CCATTTATACTTGGGTTGGTGACGAGTTATCTAAGCGATAGAAGATCAACGAGACATGATAGCCACATTTTCTTAGTGGACGACTATCAGTCTGTGATCAATGAAAATAGGGAATTACGTAAAGAAAACGACAAATTACGAAAGGAATTACAAAATGACAATTAAAGATTGGATTTATTTAGGTATTACAGTAGCAAGTTACTTACTTGCCATTACTGCAGGGATTTACACTAAGGACAAGGCTAAGATTAACCGTGCAACTAGAGCTGGTCAAGCCTTAGATGTGCTAGGAAAATTAGCTACCAATGCGGTACACGAGGCGGAGTATATTGGAGGTACTGGTCAAGAAAAACGTGACTTTGCTAGTGAAATCATTACTCAAGGCTTGTCTTGGTTTGGAATTAAGGGCGTAACACCTAATGCAGTTAATGGTGCTATTGAAAAGGCCGTTAGTGCTATGAACATTGCAAATCAAGACGTCAAGCCAGCTGAGCCTGAAATTGCAAAAAACGTTCCTGATAAAGATATTGTGCACCCGGAAGCATCAGCTCCGAAAGCACCAGCTAAGGATGTGACTGTAAATGGCAAATAGAGATTATGTCGTTGACGTTGCTGCTTATCAGCCAACCAGTATGAGTGCATATAAGCACGCTGGAGCAAGACAAGTAATTGTCAAGCTAACCGAAGGCACCGGGTACTTCAACCCAAAGGCAAGCGCTCAAATTAAGTCTACCCATGCTAATCACATGTACTTGCATGCCTATCACTTTGCAACGTTTGGCAATTCAGTTAGTCGGGCTAGAAAAGAAGCAAAATTCTTTGTTGCAGAAGCAAAAAGACACAACATTAGCAAAAAGCGGTATCTGTTTCTTGACTGGGAAACTGGTGACGGCAATGTTGTCGTTAATAGCACATACAGCAACACGAAAGCTATCATGGCTTTTATGAGAGTTTGTCATGATGCTGGATATAAGGTCGGTTTATACTCCGGTGCTTACATCTTAAGACAACACGTTGATACAGCTAAAGTTGTAAAAAAGTATGGTACTTGTCTTTGGGTTGCATCATATGCTACAATGGGCAGAATTGATACACCTAATTTTGGTTACTTTCCTTCAATGAAGGGTGTGGAAATTTGGCAATTTACCGATAACTGGCATGGTCTTAACGTAGACGGTAATATCACGTTGAAAGAATTAATCACTGACCAAAAGTCAGCAGTTCATAAAGAGGCTAAACCTGAATCACAAAAAACCGTGATTAAGACATGCTATGTGCCTGTAATTGAGAGAAATCCTGACTATAAGGTACGTTTACTTGACTCTAAAGGTAAGTATCAAAAATACATCGCCACCAATACCCATTGGAAAGTATGGGGAGAAAAAACAATTCGTGGCATGAAGTGTTACAGGATTGGTACTGATGAACAATGGGTACCTGCTAAGTTTGCTAAACTAATTTAATATTAAAATAGAGCCACTCTAGGGAGTAATTCCCTGGGGTGGCTTTTTTTTGTGTTTCATAGTGTTGACGCTGATATATCAAACTTTTTTAAATTTTTAGTTGACTTTATGTCTGTATATGGTATTATATAAATGTAGAGAGAAATAGAAGAAACAGAGGTATTTAAAATGAAAGAATATACAATTTATCCAGGTAAAAAGTTAAGTGGACTTGTAGACAATCAGGCTTCAGTTAGTTTCGAATGTGATCCAAGTGATATTGACACAGCTTACGATGTTATTGCTGAAAATACAGTTCTTAAGGATCAAAATGAAGACGGTCAAGATTTAATCGACTTTGAGAACTGCGCAGACGATGATGTAAAAACCATGTTAGAAGATTTAAAGCGTATGGGCTTCTTATCAGATTTTGATGAAGAAGAAGCTGATGAATAGGTTAGAAAAAGCATTAAATTTTTAGTTGACTTTCTTCATATATATGGTATTATATAAATGTAGGTAAAATAAAAAGAAAGAGGTATTTAAAATGATTATTAAAGATCAAGCAAACAATGGACAAATCGTAAACGCAATTAAATCTTATGATGAATTAACTGATGATGAACAGGCTCATTTAATTATTCCAGCCGGTCAGTCAAAAGATGACTACATTAGCTATCAAGTAAGATATAGCAAAAGGGGCAAGTTACTTGGAGTTGCCGTTCATGAAATGAAAGAAACTACAGAAGATACTGGTATCGATATAGTGGATAGTATGCAGCTCTTATTTGGCAGCAAGCACTCTAAAGCTTACCAAGCTGCCAAAAAACGTGTTGGTGTAACTAACAAACAAGTTAATGATGCGAGATTAGTTATCAAAAGGGGGTAAATAAATGGCAAGAACTAAATCAGAAAAAAAAGCTCAAAAAAAATACTATTTGAAAAACAAAAATAGATACAAAATTAACTCCTACCGCTCAAGAGCTAAGAATTTTATTTTCAAGTATGCAACTGCTGATGAACTTGTATGGCTTAGAGACTTGATTGATAAAAGATTATCTAAAAATAAACGCCCCTAAGACTATCAAAGCAAGGGAGTTGAAAGCAACTCAAAAAAGTTGTAAAGAAGAGCCACTCTGGGATCAATTTCCTGGAGTGGCTTTTTTGTTTTGCCTAAAAATATTTTTATAAAAAGTGTTGCATCTTTATCTATATGTGGTAGTATATAAGTGTAGGGAAATTAATAGAAAAAGAAAACGAGGTTTATTATGTTAACAAATGAATATTTTACCAAAGATGAAATTATTGAAGCTATGGAGAATGCCGAAGAGTATGGTGATCCAGATTTTGAATGTTTGTTTGATGATATGGTTAACAACAATGATTACATTATTGGCACATATGAAGCAGTTCAAGCGCTAGGAACCTTCAAAAATGATAAAAAACTAGACGGCTACACAACCGACTTAGATGGTGTATTTGGTGCTATTGAGCTAGTAAAACAATATGAATTTGATCAATTTGGGGTTGTGTCCACACCGTTAGATGACCCCGAAGAATTAGCTAATATGGTTGAATACATTAGGTGCGAAACTTTGTTCGATGAGGCTTTAAACAAAGCAGACCTTACTATAGTTAGTGAGGCAACTGAACAAAACACCCAAAAATTTATTGAGGCTGCTAAGAGACTGTAAAGGTGAGGCAATATATTATGGTATCACTAGAAGAGTATTTGCTGACTTGCCCTAAAAAGAGTTTTGAAAGACTGTACTTAGACAGCTTGAATACAGACAGTGAAGACTTTGCTAAATATGAAAGAGCTAGGTGTATAAGGCACTTAAGTATCTATAGTCTAATTACTTCAGAGCATAAAAAAAGACCTGCTAAAAATAGCAAATCTGTGTAAGAAAAATAATTGAGGGCGAGGTAAATTAGCCCTCGTTTATTATTTTATATAAGGGGAGAAAAAATGGCAAGAAGTGAAGCATTAAAAAAAGCTCAAAAAAAGTATGAAGCAAAAAAGCCAATTGCTAGAATCAAAACAAATACCAAGTCCGCTGGGAAACGATTTATTTTAAACTTTGCAACTAAAAAAGACTTGCTAGAATATCGGAAGTTGATACAAAAGCGGTTAAAAGAACTAGCAGATTAATAAAAAATATAGTGTTGAGAGGAGGATTCTGATGCTCTTAAAAATTATTTAGGTTAATAATTAATAATCTAAAATAGCTATAAAAATGCAAAAAAATTGTTAAAAGTATTGTAATCTTATCTATATGTGGTAGTATATATATGTAAGGAAAATTAATAGAAAAGAAGAGGTAAATAAAATGCAAGAAGATTTAGGAAAAACAAAGTTAGATCACGTACTTAGCTACATGTGTGATGCTATCGAGGGCGCTTGTGTGCTTGGTGTATCAGTAGCATCAGTCTACTGGGCAATCTACTGGATCAGCCAACTGATCAGTAATTGGATTTATAAAGCATTCTAGGAGGTGAAGCACGAAACTATAAACCGAAGAAACAAAAAACGCATCATCTGCTGAGCAGAGATGCGGAGTAAATAAATAGATCTATACAGGAGTAATTATATCATGAGTAACTTAATGACGAAAGACCAACTTAAAGAAGCTAAATATATTTATGACGAATGGCAATTAAAGGATCTAGCAAAAGACGATCCAGATGCTTTGCTAGTTTGGGAAGATTCAAAAAACCAAGCTGTTATCAGCAAATATGATGATACTGATAACTGCTACGAAGATGCAGTAAGCTTTCTTCAACATCGTTTAGCTGTAAATAAGAATGATCTTAATGCTTTGGCAAACGAAATGGGATATGACGGATCTAAAACCGGATGGAAAAGACCAGATTTAATCGCTGATCTTGTTGATGATAACGAAGATAGTTTATTGCAGCTTGTCTCAGAGCAATATGATGGCAAAAGGCTAGGGGATATTTACAATGTTTGAACTACTCGATTGGATTAATCAAATAAGGGCAGGCCTTCCAGCGCATGAGAAGTGTGCTCTTGAAGATGCAGAAGACCATAAATTAGACCAAGAGTGTGGGAAGTAGGTATTAGTTATGCAGTTAGATCCAAATAAATCGCTCGAAGGCAACTACAAAGATTGGTTGCAAAGTATTAATGATGATGCTGAATTTTTTGCTAAAGCATGGGCCGAAGCAGCTAAAAATGAGTTTCCTACTCCTGAAAAGTCATTTAAATTTCTAGGACAAATGGAACCTGAAATTCCTACTAGCTATACCCCCAGCATAGGAGGAACGGTCGATAACTTTTCACGAATTATCTTTCAAGACGCAAGGAATCAGTTAAATAAAGAAGCTAAAAAACGGAAATGGAGAGATTAGCATGACAGAAAATAAAAAAGAAAAAGAGGGAAAAATACAAGTTCCTATCTTAACAAAAATCCAAAACGAACTTAAAGCGCCAAAAAATCAATATAACAGCTTTGGCAAGTATAAGTACAGGAATGCGGAGGACATTGAGTCAGCATTGAAGCCATTGCTTGCTAAATACGGCGCACAGCTCACATTTGATGAAGACTATAGAGAAGTAGACGGTAGAATTTATGCTGTTGAGATAGCCCATTACAAGGATTCAGAGCAAGAAATTATTGTCAAAGGTTGGGCTAGAGAAGCTGAACGTAAAAAAGGCATGGACGAGAGCCAAGTTAGTGGTGCGACAAGCTCATACGCCACAAAATATGCACTTGGCAAGCTATTTTTGATTGATGATACAAAGGATTCAGATTCAACAAGCAATGGTCAATCAAATAATCAGCAAGGGCAAAAAGCCTATTCCAGAAATCGTGAGGCTTTGAAGCAGAAGATTGAAAGTGCCAAGAAATATGAGGTCCAGTACGGAGGGCAAAAAGAGACTTTGGTTTCGATCATCAAATTAGCTAATAACGATGATGACCAAGCCGCCAAGTTTTTAGAATATTGGCGCAAGAAGTCCAAGAAAAATGAAGCTGCATATCAGTTCATTATTAAAGAAAATATAGCTGTTTAAGGTTAAATGAAATGGAGATAGAAAAAATGGTTAGCAATTCAAGTCCTTTATTAATTAATGAAAGTCCACTTCAAGTTTTGCCATCATTGGCGGTAGAGCTTGGCAATGTTAATGAAGCGATCATTCTTCAACAAATCCAATATTGGTTAAAAAATCCAAAGAGCGGTCGAGTTGATAAAAGCGGGCGGAAATACATTAGAGATACTTATGAAGAATGGCATACTCAAATCCCGTGGCTTTCCGTTAGATCAATCAAAGAGCGATTTAAGTCCCTTAAAAACAAAGGAATTGTAATAACAAGCAACTTAAATAAGAGCCGTTTTGATCGTACACAATGGTACAGCATTGACTATGACAAGCTGAACGAATTTATGCAAAAGGATGGTGAAGTAAGTTCATCTTCTGAAAGTGAAGCAGGTTCACCTTCTGAAAGTGAAGCAGGTTCACCTTCTGAAAGTGAAGAAAGTTTACCGACTATACCTAAGACTTCAACTAAGAGTTCAACTAAAACTTCTACTAAGAAATATAGTTCATCTGCAAAGCAGAGTGAACCACCTATTCCTTACCAAGATATTATCACTTATCTTAACCAGAAGACTGGCGCTCACTATAAACAATCCAGTAAAGCTAACAGAAAGTTGATCAAGGCTCGATGGAACGAAGGCTATAAGTTAGATGACTTCAAGAAGGTTATCGACAACAAAGCCTTCGATTGGCAAAACGATAGCAAGATGTGGAAGTATATGAGACCGGCAACGCTGTTCAGTGCAAGCAAGTTTGACGATTATCTCAATGAAAATAATCTAAACAACACGGCTCATAAGCCAGCTAGTGGTGGCTTCAATATTGACAAAAAATCGCAGAAAAAGTTCTTTGAACAATTGGACGGTAACAATCTACCATTTTAAAGGGGTGTTTTAATTGTCAAAAGCAAAGCCAATCATGGATTATATGCGGATACGTACTAAGAAAACTGGAGAGTTTTGTACAGTACATCCCGATACAGAGCTAATTATCGATATTCATAATCGTGCAAAAAAGCCGTTTTGCCCGAAGTGTGTTGCAAAAGATACAGAAAAGGAGAAAACTTCATTCGATAGAAGAATAACTAGAGAAACGATTACTAGATATATATATCGCTATTCGCTACTTGATAATTCTTTGGAATGGCAAAGTTCGTTTGATGGCTTTAAAGCAAAAAAAGGTACTAAAGAATTTGAGGTTAAGCAAAAAGCCAGATTGCTTGCAGGTGCTTATTTAAAGAACACAGATAAAACAGGCGAGAAGCGTAAAAGATTCAATACCATTCTCTTTGGAAATCCTGGAACTGGTAAAACTCATTTAGCCATGTCAATGTTGAAAGGCGTTAATGACTATGCTAAGCTGCCAAAAAAGTGCCTGTTTATCAACGTTAATACCTTAATGGACAGAATATTTAGCTCATTTAGTGATCCAACAGAGATGTGGACTAAAGAGCATTCAATTGAGTTGATTGGCGATGCTGATTTAGTTGTTTTAGATGATTTAGGCACGGAAAGCTCTATGACTGATAAAGGTCAAGCTTCCGAGTTCGTGCAGAAGTTGCTGTACAGAATTAGCAACAGACCAACGGAATTAATCATCACAACTAACCTGTCACAACAGCAATTTAAAAGAACGTACAATTTAAAAATTATAAGCAGATTGTTTGCTAATACAAGAAACTCAATCATAGATTTTTCAGGAATTGCAGACAAGAGATATTAGCAAACTAGTAGAGGAGATTTAGCAATGAAAAGGAGCATATTTGTAATTGGTGCAGGACTATATGGTTCTGTTGTTGCCCATGAATTGGCAAAAGCTGGTTACAAAGTAGATATTTTTGATAAGCGAGACCATGTTGGTGGCAATGTTTATGATGAAAAGGCATTTGGAATTATTGTTCAAAAGTATGGCCCACATATTTTTCACACTTCAAACAAATCAACTTGGGACTACATTAATCAATTTGGCAAATTTGCCAGATATGTTAATACGCCTATGTCAATTGGTGCTGATGGTGAGTTATACAATTTGCCGTTCAATATGAATACGTTTGTTAAATTATATAATGTCAAAACTCCTAAAGAAGTTATGAGCAAGATTAATGAGGACCGTAAAAAATATAGTAATCCAAGTAATCTTGAAGAAAAAGCTATTAGTCTAGTTGGTAAGAAGGTATATAACATACTGATTAAAAAATATACTGAAAAGCAGTGGGGTCGAAAGGCAACAGAATTGCCAGCTTCAATTATTGATCGTTTGCCTGTCAGATATACTTTTAACAATGATTATTATCGAGATGATTATCAGGGCATTCCTATTAATGGATATACCAGCATTATCGAAAAAATGCTTAATCATAAAAATATTAATATTCATTTAGACACAACATTGGAGCCCGATACAATTTTAAAATCTAAAAATCCTATATTTTATTCAGGATCAATTGATGAATTATTAGGATATAGATTCGGAAAATTGGATTACAGATCATTACGATTTGAAACGGCAGTTTTAAGCGAAAATAATTTTCAAGGTGTTGGAGTAGTAAACAACGCTGGCAATGAAAAATACACCCGTACGATTGAACATAAATGGTTAGGTGGATTTACTGCAGATAATGGCAAAACCGTTGTAACGAGAGAGTACCCATGTAAATGGCAAGAGGGTAGAGAACGATATTATCCAATTAATATCGAAGGCAATAATGAAAAATATCAAGAGTATCAAGAAGTAATTCATAATTTATATCGCAATATTGTTGTCGGTGGTCGATTAGGCAAGTATAAGTATTTAGATATGTCTACAACTATTGAATGTGCGTTAAATGATGTATGCGAGTTCATTCAGAGATACAGCAACGATTATGATACTAAAGAGGTACAAAAATGAGGGTTATTAGTGATACAGAAAAAGAAATAAATTCCTTAAAACAAGGGGATGTCATTGCATATTGGGATAACGGAGATAGCTTTAAATCATATGCTATTTTTTCAATGATTTCAGATGCAGGTTTTGAAGATACATATAAGTTTGTAGCTTTAAATACAACAGATTCTCAACGTGCAGGATCTGATGTGCATTATGGAAATGTTATGAATCGTGATCAAAGCTCTTCTAGTGAATGTGCGCTTCGATGGCTTAGTGGTTTGGCTGACCATGTTGAAAAAGTGCCATTCTTTGGTGTCGAAGGGCATCCTGAAAATTATGAATCAAAAAATTAGTGATAAGAGGTATTAATAATGACAGAAGAACAAAAAAATGCAATGCAGGAACACTACATCAACAAGATATTTACGGCATTGGTAAATCATGATGAGAAGGCGTATCGGGCAGCAGTGGATGAACTAGCCGACCTGCGAGAAGAACGTCCTGATGTGGTATTATTCGAGCTCTGTGAAGGCTTGAATCAGGAAAACTGGAAGCTAATTGAAGCACAGAAAGGATTAGCACAAAATGACTGAAAACATTGAGGAAATTGATGGTGCAATGATGCACATTATTGGTGCCATACAAGAGCTGAAACAAGCCGAGGACATGAACAACTGGCGAAAGGTCGAGACATGTGCGCAGTCTATACAGCATCAAGGCGAGACCATCAGTAAGATGGCAGAAGAGTTCAAATGAAGATAATTAGTGGCTTGCTTGAAATCATCATATTCCTGCCTTGTGCAGGCTTAGTGATGATCATGAGTAATCTAATCAAACAAGTGATAAACAACATTAGAGAGCTTATAAATGGTAAATAAGGGCAAAATGAATCATTGTCCATAGTTGTCAGTGACACTAAACCTAAGGCGGAAATAATATTTTGGGACCTAATCGCTAACAAAAAAGCTAAAAAAACTTAATTAGATAAAAGAAGAGCCACTCTTGGGAAATATCCCTGGGGTGGCTTTTCTTGCCTAAAAATACTTACACAAAGCATTACAAAAAAATAAATAAAAAAGTGCATTAATCTATTGCATAATTCATACAAGTGCGTATAATAATAATTGTAAACAAGTTAAGGACAAGTCAAAGACGAGTTCAAAACAAAACTGAACACTACATAAAAGCGAGGCGAGATATATGTCAATTGAAGAACAGTTAGAGCAAGCTAAGAAAGCTGTTGAACGACAAATTAAAATGAAATTGTTTGACAAAAACATGACCCAAGCAAAATTGGCTATTTTAATTGGTGAAAGTCGAGCAGCGGTAAGTCTAGCTATTAAAGGCAGCACAAATCCTAAGTCGATTAAGGTTCGTAAGAAGATTTACAAAGCCTTAGGAATGAAGTAGTGACGTACTAAGCACTGAAAGAATTTAAAAAAATAAGCAGAAGGAGAAATTTAAATGGATAGCAATTTGCAATTATTTGATTTCGAAGGCAATCAAGTTAGAACTTTAGAAATCGAAAATGAACCGTGGTTTGTAGGCAAAGCTGTGGCTGAAATTCTTGGTTATTCAGATACGAATCAAGCTATTAGAAAGCGTGTTG